CTACTCACCATTCAAACTTTTCACAGCCTCAATACTTGTCTTAAATCCAACCAATTTATCAATGCTGTGTGTGGCTTGCTCAATAATCCAATCTCCAGCAATCCCCTCGCGAAATCCCACAAGTGTGAGCGGCTTCTCGGCCGAAATTTCAGGATTCCCTGGTAAATTTAAACTTAACCGCTCTTCACCACGGCGCGATTGATCTAAAGATGCTTGAGCAGCTGATTGCGCGCTTTTAGCATCCTGATAGATGTGCCTGAGTCTTTTGACTGGCTCCCCGTCACCAACTTTCACCTCATGCTTTTTGGCGCCCTTTTTATCATGCCAATATGCGATCGCGGTCCCGACACTATCACTTGTACTGGACGTCATTTCCCAATCACTCACCTGCTGTTTCGCTAAAGTTAAACTTGGTAATTCAATTTCACCGCGCTTTACGAATAGTAACTTTCCACCTGCAGGCTTACACACCACATCATATCTTTTGGCGATACGCATTATAAAGTTTATATCCGACTCATCAGACTGGTCAAAATGAGGAAGCTTCAAGGACGACACTGAATTACTCACAATAGGCTCTAGAGCATGTTCTCTTGCGATCTTAGTCACGACAGCAGAGATAGTCGTACCTTTTGGCCATGAACGTGTTTTTTGCGAGGACAATGAAGTCATTCCGCTTTTACTGGTCAATTGTGGCAGCGCACGGCCACGAATCACCATTTTTTCAGGTGGACCAGATAACGATATTTCACTAACAATAAATAACCCCATAGCCGTCATGTCATAGTCATAGCCCATAGAGATTCTTAATTCAGCACCTTTTTTAGGTAACTCAATCGGCTTGATCGGATCATCTATAAGCGAAATCTCACAGGTATCTGACTCATAGCCTGTTCCATCTGTAATTGAGATCGACTCATACAGGTCTGCAATCAATGTTGTGATATCTGCACCATTCGCAATCACAGAAAAGCATGGTATTAATCCCATAGTTTCACCATGCGCGTTTCAGTGCGCTGTTTTACTTCGGCTAACGTCGCAGCCTCTGTTTCGCCTTCTTCAATGCGGACTATAACCAACACGGCGCCAATTTGATCAAAAATAGAATCAATGGCTTGAGGTAAAGTACCAGTCTCGCCCAGTTTGGCTGCCTCAAGTCGAGAGCCTGCAATCAGTACAGGTTTATTTAAGAGAAAAATAGAGGATCAGCATGTGGAGCCGACCCAATGATTCCAATGGTCGAACTTCGCACTGTAGTAATGGGGCGCGAACCATCATCTACCGTGACGTTTTGAATCCCATGTAAAAAAATATCGCTCATGCACCGCAATCTCAGTTTAAGATTTTGGTTCATTTTTACGATTTAATCAGCAGTTTTCATTATTCACTATTGCGAATTACTTGAAATCATAATCCTTGAAAACTTCATAAAAAGCTCTTTTCTTCAATTTTTCAGTATTGGTGATATGCGGATTGGTTGCATTCTTTTCTGTTGCAAACATTCCTCGTGGAACTCCTGCACTTTCAACAATGCGTCTAGCGATAGGTCTATTATAATTACCCTTTATTGAATAAGGTTTCATATCACTTAAGAAATTTAATCTATAAATGCTTATTGGGAAAATAGCGCCAATAGTCGGAACAGGGATATGAGCAAATCCTTTCTTGAGTCGATACTCAGTCAAACTTTTCCCATATAAAACCCTAACAGGAATACCATTTGGTGGTTGACTAGTAGCCCCCCAAATAGTATCTCCTAGTGCACCAGTAAATATGATTTTATCATCTAAGTGTTTATCAAAAGACAAAAATACTGAATCATCTCCTAAGCCTTGCGTAGCAAAAAAATCATTAGAAAGTTCTGCTAAATCTGTTGAATATTCAATATCACCCAAATTCTGAATACTTGAGCCTACTGGATGCTCACATGAGATACAATTAATCCCTAGTTTTTCAGCGATTTCGAGCCCAGAGTCATTTAGACCATTTACTTCAACATTTATTGTTGCGCAGTCAAAATCTGCAACATCTTTTAATAAACATGTCACTGCTGGACTATCGTACCCCTTGCTTAGCGTTGAAAAATTTTTCAACTGTTTGACTCTATTCTGACTCTCCCCATTCTTAATTAAAGAACTTAATGTATCTTCTAAAAAGTTCTTGTAGGATTCAAAATTTGCATAATTTTTTTCATGTAATCTTGATTCTAATTCAACACCTGTAGGAGATATAGAAAAATTATGATAGTACAGTGCAAACAAGTTAAAGCTATCGTGCTCATAAATTAAAGGCTCAAAACCAAACACGCCCAATTTAGTTTGTTTGTCATTATTTTTTCTAATATCTTCAAAAATTTCATCTTCATTTTTGATGTCATTTTTAAAAAACGATAAACAATATGCTAGTGAATTTGAAATTATTACCTCATTCACTACTTTATTCTTTATTAAAAAAATACACTCGTACATATGAGATGGAGGCGTGATTATGAGTTTTTTATTCTCTACAGTTAGACCCGATCCAAAAATATGCTCAGAATTTACGTAATCAAAATTATTAAACTCTCCCTGCCAAACACCCTCTACAATTCCTTTGGAATGACAAACAACACCTGAACCATAATTAATATTAATACTCGATTCTGCTATTTTCACACACCAAGCTAATTTAGGTATATTACGATTCAAAATCAAACTTACGTCTGCAAAACTCTCGCCACTTACTTTAATTTCACTTAAAATTTTATTAATTTTTTTTTGGTTTTCTTCCCAGTTTAAGTGAATCTTTTTATTATTAGATTTCACGTAATTCATATTTGATAAAAGTATGTATTTAAAAAAAAGATTTTGAATACTAAGTTTTCGTTTTCTAAAAGAACGTAAAATTTTCATAGAAAAATAAATAAGATAACTGGTTGAAATTATTTTATCATAAATAAAATACGCTCTTGAAACTTACAAAATTTTAATTCTATAGAGCCAAGGCATACTCCCAAAGCTCATCAAGCTTTTCATCACTTAAACCAAGAACAGTTTGCATAGCAATCATGCTGTCATCTGTACGCACAAAATTAGTCGCTTCTTTAAAACCTAGGAGTGCGAGTTCACGGCTAAATTCATCTTCGTTTGTTTGAATTTGGGCTTCAATATCACCTGCTTTAAATCCATTTTCTAACAGACAACGCAAGAATTGGTAGCGCGTGAGGCTTGGATATTGAGAGCGGTTATAGGCAAGCTTTTCATCTTCTGTACGAAGGTCTATCCATTCAGTACCATTCCATTCTGTGTGAAATTGAGATGGTTTTGGGGTTTCATGCATTAAAATTTCATCATTAGTCATTAACCGAGCAAATCCGTAATGCGAAACTACATCCTTTTGCAGTAACGGAAGATCATATTACCAAGCAGTTTAAGAAGTATCGGGACTTGTCTGGAGCGTATGATCATTTGGAACCAAACCAACGACCATCGCTACATGACTTACGCGCTTTGGGTATTTATAACATTACACAGAAGTATGGGAAGAAGTACGCACAAGCACTGGTTGGACATGCAACTGTGAAGATGACCGACCACTATTTAGAAGGACATGAAGCGCCTAAACCAGAGCGGATTAGCTATCGTTAGTCATACCAATAAAGCTGATGCTTTCATTACATGGATCATCAGCTTTGGTACATTTAACCCAATTTAAAAATTTGTATAATCGCCATTATGTTAAATGGGATCAAATAGGTTGAAAATTCTTTTACCAGGGTAATCGTTCAAGTACTTATATCGGCTATGTCTATAATATTCGTTCCAATAACTTACCATTCTTTGATAGGTTAGATTTGTAAGCTCATGATTATTACTTATAAATTCAATAAAAAATTCTTTATTTTTTTCAATAAATGGATATATATCATTGATGATTTCTACGACATATTCGCCAACTAACAAAAATACATAAGGGATCATAAAGTCTTGAAATTCGATTTCTATAAGTTTTTTAACCATTTCTTGACGGATATAACCATCAGAGTGTCTAGAATAAAGACAGTAAATTATCGAAAGCTCTTGAGTGGATAAACTATTAAGCTTTGAAAAATTAGGAAGATCATTATAAATTCTATACGGAATTTCTAAAATATCTCCATTCAAGCAGACCATTCTTTGCCCTGCTACATTGATGTCAATTAATAAAATTTTAATAGCTTCTATTTGCTGAATAGGAAAAGCTTGTTCTAATATATTTTTCATTGCTTTTAATGAAGTAAAAAACCTTTAGCAATCTACTAATTTTTTAATATTTCTACAATTAACATAATGCACGTTATACGAAATTTTAAAATTTGAGTCTCAAGCTACTATTTTTACTGTATTTTTTAAATTTCGTATAACCACCATTATGTTAAAGTGACCGAAATTCTTTAATAATAAAGAACCATCTTTAATATGATTAAGTTATGAATGAAGATCTATTAACACTTAGGTTAGCAGTACAAAATGCTTTACTTGGCTATACAACGCATGAATTAAGAGCTGTATATGTAAAGATATCTAATAAAATAATTTATTTAACAATGATTTTTGATGGTGAAATTTCAGAGTATTGGAGTGAAATAGCTCCTGAAATAGGAACTGAAATTATCTCTCATTTTTCTAATCACAGTATTCATGAAAATTTTATGAGAAAAGATTATCCTGAAAAATTAAATTTTCCAGATTTCATCTGTGTATATAAAAGATATGAGAAATAGGGTTCTGTATCATTAAGAATAGATGTCCAAGTAGTTATTTCTTTAGCTACCGTTAGTCATCGTTTTTAAATTTAAATAGGCGAGTTTTCCACATTGGGGAATTACGCCATTCCCCGAAAGTTCCCCGAAAACAAAAAGCCCACTTTTGAAGTGGGCTTTAAGTTGCTGAATTAACAGCTATATTTGGTAGGCATATCCAGACTCGAACTGGAGACCTCTACGATGTCAAATTCAGCGCATCTTATTTAAAAATAATGGCTTATATCAGGCTGGGGAAAATTTGGGGAATTTTCACGATATATAGACAATGAAATAAAGTCCCATAAATGATGATTGATCATTTAAAATACAATTTTAGGCGAATCTTAAAATAATTCTCAACTTTTGGGTATGGTTCAAAAGCTGTAACTAGAGTAACGATTTTTAAAATTAGTACTTAATATATTGAAATTAATATAAATATTACCCCTAGAGATACTGTAACGATTGCGTGACGATTCTGTAACGAGTTACGGTGTTTTACTGTAACCCTCGGTTTCAAAATATATTATTTATTATCAATAATTTACTTAATTTTTAAGGCTTGGGGTTTCGCTGGGTTACGCACCTTGAGTAACCGTGTAAGTCATTGTTTATAAATTAATAAAATCTTGAATTTAGCGTTTTTTTGAAGGGGTTACAGAATTCGGGAAAGTCGTTTTGACCCTTGAATTCCCCTACTTTTCCCTTGCTGTCTTATGGTCAGTTTTTCTTAGGTGCAGGGTTTTGCAGATTTGTCGGGATTTTTGCAGAACTGCCCTTTCCCCTGTTTTTTGTATGCCAAGCCCAGTCTATATAAGGCGTTGAGGGTGGCTTTTTGTCCTGAAATTTTAAAGTGATTCCGAGACAAAAAGCCCGCAGGTGACGTGGGGGGTCAACCGCCCGCGTGAATCCTGAATGTGCAGGTGGCTGCACATTCTTAGGATGGTTTTGTTTATGGTTTTGCTGCGATTTGCTGTTGGATCTCGTGGACTTGGAGGTGAAGGCTGCACATGATGGCATTAAACTCGTCACTTGGTATGCCATCGTCATAGTGCATGCGGGACATGGCGGAGATAAACAGCTCTAGCTTTTCTATGGAGTCGCCTACAGTTTCCAGTAGGTCTTCTAGGTCTGCTGGTGGGTTGCCTACTTTAAGATGTGGAATCATGCTGCACCTCCCAACTGTACTGCGGTTTGCTTGAAGACTATGCAGCGATGGGTTTTATCATCTATCACGCTACGCACGGCATACCCATGCTGTATGTAATGCGGGTATGGATAGGTACTGGCTGCAAGTTCTTGTATGAGTGCTTTGCTGTCTGGTAGTCCGTGAATGGCTGCGCAGACTTGTGGTAGGTTCAATGCAATGTGGTCTGGCTTGTGACTATGGTTGAGTAGATGCAGACCGTACTTGTGGATGGCTTCCCAAAAGTGTTGCAGGACTGCATTATTCCGTGCAACCACTGGGACGACTGCATGTATAGACAGTATGGTTTTGTGCAGTCGGTTGCTAAACCATGTGACTTCGACTTGGTCGAGTATGCCTTCTGCATTGGTGATGAGTTGGTTTATGGTGAGTTCTGGACTACCTGAGTTTAGGCGTACTTTTGTGCCGACTTGTATGCCCTGCTGCTCGATGAGTTGTTGGTTTTGGAGTAGTGTTGCCATGGCATTAAAGGCATTGATGAATGCGATTTTGATTTGCGCGGCTTTCTCTCCAGTAAAGCCCATAACCAAGAACATCCAACCGTCTTTGGTCATTTCGTACATCGGACGAGGTTTACCTTGTTCATCGATGTAATTAGCCAGCTCAAAATTGAGCGCGCTAAAAGATTTTGCGCAATCTAAAGTTTCAATTGCACGTAAAACATTGGTATGTCTTTTACCAAATGCTTTAGCAACTTTAAGGCTATCGGTTTTGATTTGTTGGTCTTGAATAAAGACAGCTTGGCTTAGGTCGAGTGCATTCATTTTGCACCGCCTTTCACCCAACGGATGATACGTACTTTTAAACTAAGTTTTTGCGCAAAGTCTGGAGAGGTTAAACGTTGGAAACAGATTTCATTTAGGCATACTGGTGCCTGAGTATTATTCTTCATAAGAAAACCCTTTTGTATCAGTGTTTTCTGCTACCCCACGCCAATAGGGTGGCAGACTGAATGAAGTTGGCGTACCGCTACAAAAGGAAACGGTGGACAAAGTCCCATCATCCAGCCTGCCATAACAAAGTCATGACTGACCTTCAGACAAAAAAATACCGCTTTAGCAGCGGTTTGTCTGCCTTTTGTATATTCGAGACGCCAATCTCGACCACGATGTAGGTGGTTTTTTTAGAGTAGCTTAGATACTATACGCGGGTCAAGACTTTATAAAAATTTTCGCTATGCAATTTGATATTCTTACATTAATAATTATTTTTTCAGTACTATTTATTTTCGCTACAATGCTAGCACCACATTTCATTAATAAGAAATATAATAAATACGACCAAGCATCCTTCCCAATAGAACAAAACAATACAGTAAAAGAAATAACTGATAATAGTACAAAGTATCGTGAAAAATATTTAAATTTAATTGGTAAACTTAATTCAATTAGAGTTATTTTCGATGAATACAGAGATAATAGACATACAAAATTATTTAGCACTATTGACAACATAGTTGATTACATCGGAAGACTTGGTGATCATGAAATCTATCTAATAGAATATTTAGAACACTCGATTGATGGTATAAGCACAAATTATACAGAAGAAAATGTTATTGAAAAAATGAATCAAATAAATATAAAACTACTACCAATTCAAGAACTACTCTCTTATTATTTTTCTTCTGCAAAATTATATAAAGAAAATATTCAACCATTTTACCGATCAGCTTTAGGGGAGATATCCAACGAATTAAAAAAATTTAGAAAATTAAAGAACATACTAGCAAACTCCTCAACAACTGAAATTTATCAATTAGAAAAAAATCAACACAATATCTCTTATAGAATTTACCTAGGAAGTTTTTTTGCAACTATCCTTTTAGTATTTTTCTTTACCTATATTAGTTTAGAGTTTAAAGATGCTATTGTTGGTGCTAACAATAAAAATATTATTGATTACTGGATTTTGAAAGCATCTGGAGTCTTTATCTTTATTACATTAATTTCCTTTTTTTTAAAACAGGCCATTCATCATCAAAAGAAACGAGACCAAGTAGAAAAGATAATGCTTGAACTTAAAGCCTTACCAGCATACATGGCAGATTTAGATCCTCAGGATGCTATCAATTTAAGAAAGGATTTAGCATCTAAATACTTTGGAAATACAACAGATCATTCGACCATTAATGATTTAAGTAACATAGTTAATGAGCAACTTAAAACATCAATTGAGCTTATAAAAGTCTTTAACGTTCAAAAAGGTACAGATAAAACTAAGGATAAGGAATAAATATGGACTTCCTAAAAGATAGACACATTATTAATGGGTTATTGGGAACATATTTGGGTGAATTTCTTATTGCAATACTTGTACTTGCATTCAGTTATAACTACATATTGAAGTCAGGAATCATCCAACATTTATTTTTCGTTATCAACTTTAAGTCTTGGAAAGTTAAAAAGGAAATAGAACAAATTACTGAGCTTCTAGACAACACAGAGCTAAGTGAAACGATGAAGAAAAATCTAAAGTTCCGTGTCAAACTCCTATATTTACAACTGTCTTTGAAAACTAAAGAAACAGATCTAGAAATTTTAGAATACTTGAGTGGTTATTGTGATTTGAATAGTGCAATGAAGAAATACAACCGTTCAAAAAAGAAGCTCGTATTTGTTCCACAGAATCAAAGTTTTTCTTTGAGTCCAGATTATTCTTTCGACCAAAATTTTAAGAAAGCGCAAAGACGTAACTCTTGGATTCCATTTTGGTATTGGGTTTTAACCTTACCAGCTATCATTTGGGTGCTATACCTAAATAACTTTAAGCACTTTGATTCATCTTCTACTAACTTTTTCTATAGTGCGCCAGTGACCATGATTCTATTTACAATTTGGGTGTTTTCTGTAGCCTTTTTCTTACGTCACTTACTTGAAAAAGCGAATGCCGTAGAGTTGCTTCATATGGAAAGGATTGAACACTAATGGATGATTTAAAAAATCAGTTAGAATCTGTCAGGGTTTCTAGTAAGTTAAAAGCTGCAATTACAAGGGACTTCCTGAAGTTTAAGAATAATATCCAGTTTTTCATCTTAGTACCTGGTATTTTAGGCGCTCTTTGGCAATCTATTGAACTTGCTAAAATTAGCCCATCCTATTTAAGGTTCTTCTCTATGAATCAGATGATCCCCGATGGAGCTTCAGTTTTATTTATTCTTTTCATCTGTTATTTCTCATACCTAGTTATTATAACAATCACTGCCTTCGAATTCTTTAAGTACGAAAATCTAGTTAAAATCAGTGAAAAAAATTTGATTTCAATAATTTTACTTTGTACTTTTTTTCTAATATTAGCTATTCACAAATATATAACTTTCAACCAAGTTTCATTCTCAGATATTTTTTTAGCAACAGGTTTACTGATTGCATCGATTACTTTTACAAGAATTATTTTCAAATGCTTGGATATTTACTTTCTTAAATCAGATATGAGTCTAAAATATAAAGCATACTTTGATAAAGACTTAAGATTTCATGTCTTTATGCTCGTATGCACTATTTTTGTCTGTGTGATTTATTTTCAAATTAAAAGTTTTGCTTCTATGACAATGAAGCCTAGCAATATCAATAATTTCACAGATATTGAAACAAAGTTAATCAAAGAATATAAGCTATGCGAGAACCCTAAGTTACTTTACTTCAATAGAGATTATTTATTCTATGAAATTATTGTAGATAAAATACAGTTAATTCAGATTTTAGAAACAAAAGAGCTTTTTGAAAAATCTACCGATAAAAAAGATGATAATGATTAATTTATGCAGATAAATTAATCTTGCTTAAGCGATACTGCTCTGCTTCATGAATAAAAATCTGAACGTCCTGCTCATATTGGGCATGACTCCCCGACTTATAAAATTCAATTACAAAGTAATGGTGAATGCCATTATGTTCAAAATAAGAATAGACCAGATAGCTGTCACTGGTGCATTCCCATTGGGCCTTCGCAGCCCCATCAAGGAAATTCCACTTAGAATGTGGTTGCCTCACATGCAAATGTTGAATATTCTGATTGCTGGCTTCTGGATATTTTTTATCGAAACGATCACGCCCAAATAGAGGTGACAAGCACTCATAAGTTTCTTGTGTATGACGTGTAGGTGATGGATGTTCGTAAGGTTCGCTGTCTTCTTTATAACAGCAAAATTCTTCAAATATATCTTTGAAGTTAGAATCGTTATTAAATTTAGGATGATATGCAAAGAGGAATTGAGACAATCTTAGCCTCGGGTATTAGCAGACTGTCTCACTTTTTCCATACGTTCCGTACCACGTTGAGCAGCTTGTTCAGCACTATTTACTAACGCAGCTAAACGCTCTGGTGACATTTCACGACGGTTGGTACGTTTTACAGCAGGGCGACGAGGTACTACCATAGTATTCATAACAGACCTCCTTTTTTTGAAAATATTATATGTAAGATTACTATGCCTGAAAGTTCTTTAGAACTTTCAGGCATAGTATCTGAGTAGCGTTTTTTCTTCAATTATTTTTACAAAATTTATACTATTACTTGCTTAACTAGCTGAAAAACCACATTTTCCCCATGTGTACCATGGTTGCATTATCTTCTAGATAATGCAACCATGGTACACATGGATTATACTGGAGTATCTAAGTATCGACAATTGCCGAAATGACATTTTTTGTTTTATTTGCAATTTTATAGTTATTTTTGCCCTAACTTCTTAAAAAATAAGCCAGCGCACAAATGAACGGACTAGCAGCAATCAAAAGAATTGCCGTCCCTATACAAAATCTTAAATATGGCGATAACTTTATTTCCATTTTTATTCTCCTTATGACTTCTTCATTTTTCATTCAAAAGCTTGCCACGTACTTCAGCATAAGACTTAAAAGTAATGAGCTTCTGCCCTGCCCATTCATTCACCTGATCTGCTATACGATGCTGAAGCGGAATAATTTCTGAATTCCAATGCACCTGCTCTGCTTCCGTAATTGACCCAAAACCACCCGTATTATTAGGAATAATGCCAAGTAACTGAGGTGGAGTACGCATAGCTGCCAAAATGTCATCCCGCGTAATAGACTTAATATGTGCAAACTCATCCTTTGCTGCCACTTCCGAAACGGGTATCAACTTAATACCATCGGGCTTACCACTCGGTGAGTACAAAAACAGATTTCTAAAATTCCCTGGTCCTTTACTGTCTTTAAGTGCCTGACGTAAATTGTTTACATCATCTTCATTCTGCTGTGGATCGGTCAGGTACAAAATAAATCCAGCATGTGAACCATTGTTGTAGTACTTACGACGGAACAAAGTCGCAGACTCATTTAGCCAAGCAGACTGCAAAGCCGCCAAATATTCAGGTGTGCCATACACTTCCTGATTAATATCGCACTCACGTACCTGAAAAACTGAATCTCGCTCAAAATGGTGGTACTTCCAGTTTTCCGTAATCATTAAAAACTCTTTCGGGTCTTGCTTACGTCGCATGTATTTGGCTAAAGGCGTAGTGACCTGCACCACTTGGTTAGAGCGACTTTTTATGGCTTCCACATAGCCCATACCAAACACCAAAAAGTCCATAACCAATTGTTCAAAGGCTTTGGAAGACATCAACTTATTCGGCTTAAATGCAGAAACCAACTGATTACGTTTATAAATAATGGCGGTCGACAAATAAGGCGTAGAACGGAAAGACTTTGCCAAACCCTCTAAACTCACTGGTGGCTCATAGTAAGTACCATTCCAGTACACCTGAAACATACTCATGTAGTCATGCGTATTTAGAACAGGTTCAGGGTCACCAAAGGTAAAGGCTTGAATGGCATTATTTTGCGCCACAGCAGGCAAGTTTTGAGTTTCAGACATTAGAATATTTCCATTGCAGCAGTATTGTGGACGTTACGCCCTTCCAGTGGTTCATTGGCAAAGACATGCATACACGCCCAAGCAAGGTCGGCATGCCCGACTTCCTCCGAACGTGTGGCTTCAAAAGTGAATTGACGACCTGAACCAGTCATGGTCTTTTTAATGGCCATAAAGCTTTGCGCGACATCGGTCCAGCCTGCATCAAACTCAAAACGCCCTTGATGCACCACATCCATAGCTTTGAGTACCAACATGGTTTTAACTTCGACCGAATAGCTAAAGGTGGTCAGTGCTGGGAAGAACTGGCGTACCAATTGGGCTACGCCTGTTCCCATGCCTGTAGTGTCTAAACCTATGTAGGTCACACGGTAGTTTTCACAGACTTTTTTGATGTAAGCCGCCTGAGCCTGAAAATCCATGCCTTTGAATTGATGACGTTCCAGTAAGCGGAATTTTGGGTAATTGATGGATGGCGGTGCGATGACCACTAAGCCTGCGGTATCACCTGTTTCGGCAGGGTCATAACCGACCCATACTTCCTGATAGCCAAATGGACGCAGTGCCAAAGGTTTAAAGTCTCTGTCCCAGAGTACCCATGAGTCCACCATGCACGGTTGCATGACTGAAAGTGGAAAGACTGAATGCCCATCGTCCATGAACATACACATGAGCAAGTTGGCAAAACTTTCTGCCGAATACTCAAAGCGTAATTCATCAATATCGAACAGGTCGCAGCCACCGCGTTCGGCATCTAAAATGGTGACAATCTGTCGCCAAATTTTGTCTTCACACAGTCGACCATCTTTTAAGGCTTCATGGCTGACATCAATGTTTAGGCGTTTGTCTTTAGCTCTGCCTTTGTTAAAGATTTCCCCTGTCCAGAAGTTATAGGCTTCGTGGCTTTTTGAAGATGGTGTGGAGAAATAGGTTTTGCGCCAGCGTTTATGCATTGCCATACCAGAAGCAACTTTCTGTAAGGTCTGGAAGCCATGCACCCAAAAGTATTCATCGAAATAAAAATTGCCGTGGAAGCCCTGAGCAGTTTTGGCGTTGGTGCCTAAGAATATAAGTTCTGAAGGTGGACCTTCTTCAAAGTTAAGGACGATTGGATCGCCTTGTAAATCCAGATCAATCGACTCCGCGGCAAAGGACTTAATGTAGGATTTGAAAACGTGTGCCTGTGCTTTGGAGGCAGAAAGGAAAATCTGATTGCCCCCGCCTGTAATGGCATCGACAAAGGCTTCACGTCCGAAGTAATAGGTTGCCCCAATTTGGCGGCTTTTTAAGATATTGCGTGAACGCTGATTTTTAGCTTTGAACCATGTGCGTTGGTAGTCGAATAGCCCTTCTTCAAAATCTGCCTGAACCTTTTCAATCATTGCCTGAGTAATGAGATTACGCTTCGGCATCTTCTTCGGTTTGGCATTACGGTTTTGAATTTTTGGGTTAATGTCGGCTTCATTACCGCCATCGGTCAGGTATTTTTCGCGTCGTGCGTATTTGTCTTTTTGACGTTCTAACAGGTCGATTTCTTTAAAATCGCCTGGTGTTTTTTTCTCTAGCAAATACAAGGTACACAGACGGGCTTCGAGTGCCTGAGCTGCAATTCCTTCAGGTGCGTCTTTGTCCCATTCATCACGGGCTTTCCATGAGTGAACGGTCTTTTCATTTTCCTGAAGGTATTCAGCAATACTGCTAATACGCCAACCCATCCAGTAAAGGAACTTTGCCTTTACTCGGTTGTCGAAAGTTAGCTCGAAGCGTTCGGTGTCAAATGTATTCATGCGCCAATTAAAGCAACGCACTTTGCACAATGCTTGATTTGGCTTTTGTAGCATCCCTTCTTACAAAGAGGATTTAATCATAATCTCTAGGATTTTAACGACTTGTTCAAGAATAGGTGCAGCGTGGGTTATAAGGCTTGTTCCCCAAATACCAATAATCACAATAAAGGTCCAAGTTTTTAAAGATCCGCTTTTAGACAAATGCTTCACTACTTTATCTGCCTTAATATCAAAATTTCAAAAGGATTTATTGTAGAGCTTGGATAACGTTGGCAATAGCTGTAAGGATTTCAGCCAGTTGGATAATTAAAATGCCAATTAAAATGTATGTAAGCTGAATGTACGTCCAAATACGTAATTCCTTATTTTTAGCTAGTTTTTCCATCATTGTGGAAGCCCTACATAAAATGAAACTATATTTAAAAGTGTTTTAGTCACCATCAAGGCTATTGCGATAAAAGCGAGATTCCAGCATAACTTCACAACACTATCGGAACTTAATTTTTCAGTTTCCATAATTATTCTCTCTACTGATTAACATCAAACCACAAACCTAGAAATGGCATCCAAATATTCTGGAAAACGGATCAGAATAATCACCCCAAATAAAACAACGCCAAAATGCAAAAGGATTTTGCTAAATTCGTCAGGTGTAATTTTTAAAGTTCTCATTGTCATGCCATCATTTACGAGTATTCATTGAATCTAATTTCAGTGTCTTCTCTAAGTATCTGACAATTAAATTTATTAACCGTACGCAAGCATACAAGACGACAATCCAAATAAAAAAATCGATTAAGCTATCAGGACTTAAATTGATAATTTTCATTTCGACTCCTAGTATGTGGAATGAAAAAATGCTAGTTTTATCACTCATATTTCTGAGCCTTAGTGATGTTAGGGTTCGGGAATAAAAAGCCAAGAATTGCCGTTCTTGGCTTTTTGCTTTTGTGCTTATTATTCAGTTTTCTTTTCTCAAATCATGTCTTCCTTTTTGTAGCATCCCCTCTTACAAATCCAATTTATTTACTAATGCCGTCGGACTTTTAATGATGCTCATTATTTGATGAGTAAATTCCAGAACGGTTAAACACATGACAAATAAATCTAAGTTCTTTCGTGTTGCAGTCGAAGGAGAAACTATTGATAAGCGCGTGATTGAACGCTCTTGGATTGAACAAGCTGCAAAAAACTATAACCAGTCTGTATATGGCGCTCGTATTTGGGTTGAACACTTACGTGGTGTAATGCCCGATTCTTCCTTCCGTGCTTATGGTGATGTACTTGCTGCAAAAGCCGAAGAAGTCGACATTAACGGTGAAAAGAAACTGGCATTGTTTGCACAAATTGATGCAACTGCTGACTTAGTGGAAATGAATAAAAAGCGTCAGAAGATTTTCACCAGTATTGAAATTGACCCGAACTTCCAAGGCAAAGGCGAAGCCTATTTGGTGGGCTTAGCTGTGACCGATTCCCCTGCCTCTATCGGCACTGAAAAATTGAGCTTTTCTAGCATGGTTGCCAAGTTTGGTGAAAATGCAGAAAAGAATGCCTTCTCTATTGCTGAAGAAACCCACATTGAATTTGAAGATGACAGCAAAGGCTTATTTGCAGGAATGGTTCAGAAGTTCAGTGACCTGTTTTCTCCTCAAATTGAACAGCAAGGCGCAGAAGCCAAACTGAACTTTACCGAAGTCAAAAAAGTACTCGAGCAAATTGCAGAAACTTTTGGCAAGCAAAGTACGGCTTTCTCAAAAATGCAGCAAGAACTGAATGAGCTGAAAAACCAATACAGCGAACTTGAACAAAAGCACAACGCCCTTTCAGATTCTTTCAATCATCAACCTGACCCAAACCATAACAAGCGACCTGAAAGCACTGGGCATTCGGGCAGTAATGCTGCTGTTGTTTATTAATACGGAATTCTTTAATCATGCGTAACGATACACGTAAAAAGTTTAATCACTATATGGGCGAAGTTGCCCGCATTAACGAAGTCGACAGTGCTGCGGTTCAGTTCACTGTTGCCCCGACACCTGCACAAAAGCTGGAAGAAAAGATTCAACTCTCAAGTGAGTTTTTAGGGCGCATCAATGTCATTGAAGTGGTTGAAGCGATAGGTCAAGCCATTGGTCTTTCTGTAAATAGCACCATTGCAGGGCGTACAGATACCACGGGTGATGCCAAGCGTAATCCATCCGATCCGACTGGCTTATCGGCAAATACCTATGCTTGTCAAAAGACCGATTTTGACATTGCCTTGCTCTATTCAAAAATTGATGCCTGGGCAAAGTTTGCCGACTTCCCTGAAAAATGGGCAGGTGCTTGTGCCAAAGCCATTGGTCTTGACCGTATCATGATTGGCTGGAATGGTACAAGCATTGCAGCAACCACCAACCGCAACACCAATCCATTGCTGCAAGATGTAAACGAAGGCTGGCTACATAAAATTCGTACCCGTAGTCCTGAACGCAACATGACTGAAGTTGCAGTCGGTTCAGGAAAAATCACCGTTGGTCCTGCGGGCGACTATAAAAACTTGGATGCCTTGGTCAAGCAGTCGGTGGATAGCTTAATTGATGAAGTTCATCAAGATGCAACGGATCTGGTGGTGATCTGCGGTCGTTCATTATTGAACGATAAAAACTTTGCCATTTTGAACCAAGATCAAGACAACCAAAACACACTTGCGGGTCAAGTTTTGGTGGGTCAAAAACAGATTGGTGGCTTACCTGCTGTTCGCGTCCCCTTCTTCCCAGACAATGCCTTCCTGATCACTTCTCTCGACAACCTGTCTATTTATTACCAAGAAGGTGGTAAACGTCGCTTCATTCGTGAAGAGCCAGAGAAAAACCGTGTTGCTGACTATCAGTCAAGCAACGAAGACTATGTGATTGAAGCCTATGAAAAAGTGGCTTTGGTTGAAAACATCGAAGTTCTGTAGGTGACCAATGAATCACGCACGTAACCACTTCCTTCGCGTTTTGGCAGAGAAATCTGCCAAGGCGGATGCCTTTGGTGCAACCCGCCATGATGCTTCCGTTTACCAACTTCAACTGGCTGAACTGAAAAACGATAAATCACTGCTCTCACACATCAAATCAGATGAAAGCCGTGCTGAAGCAAAAGCCAAACTGATTCCAAAATACCAGCCTTATGTCGAAGGCATTTTAGCTGCCAACCAAAAGGTGGATGACGAAGTTGTCACCACCATCATGCTGTGGTGTTTTGATGCTGGCATGTTCCAGCAAGGCTTAAAAATAGCTGTGTTTGCTTTAGAGCATGGTTTGGATATGCCCGATTCCTTTAGCCGTGATACTCCAAGTATTGTGGCAGAAGAAATTGCCAATGCCGCATTGAGCAAACTGAAAGCAGGTGATGTTTTTGATTTGAACATTTTGCTTCAAGCAGAACAACTCACTGAAAGTTACGACCTACACGATCCAATTCGCGCCAAGTTGTACTGCGCGATTGGCAAAATTTTCTTGTCTGTAGAGAACTACGTACCTGCGATTGAGTACATGAAAAAAGCCATTGCCAAGAAAGACAATGTCGGCTGTAAGCAAGACCTAGATCGTGCTGAAAAGCTCTTGGCCAAACAATTAGAAGAGCAGCAAGCTGCTGCGTCTTCTTAACCTGTGCCCCCCGCACCTGGTCGGCATGATGGGGATGACAAAACTTTTAAGTTGTTGTTCTGAACCATCATCCACCGACCACCTAGGATATGACAATGACTGGTTTTAGCTTTAATGCCCCAACCACCACACCAGATGAGTCGATTGGCAATGATGGCTTCTTTCCAAATCTGCAATTAAATCTGATCCGTGAATCTGTGCGTTTAGATGGCAGTGTTTCTAATGCTCGCCTGAAAGATGCAGCAATTGCAGCCATATTGGAAATTAATGACCAACTGCGCTCACTCAAATTGAAAGCAGCAACTTTAAATGAACTTGCAACGTCCACCATCGATGGTAAACCCAACACGGAACTGTTGTATTTACGGGCAGTTCATTCAGCGATTGCCGCAGACATTAACGAAAAATATCGCAGCTACGACAGCACCAGTGATGGTCAGAAACGGGCTGAACAATTAGCACCTACCATTGATGACCATCGACGAAACTTACGCTGGGCAATTCGGGACTTGTTGGGGACAAGTCGCTGTACTGTGGAATTGATATGAAAAAAGTGAAGTCTGTTCAGGGGGACACGATTGATCTGATCTGTTGGCGTTATTACGGTCGGACTGCGGGTGTCACAGAAACTGTATTGGAATCTAACCCTGCTTTGGCTGAACAAGGACCAATACTCATGCTGGGCACTGAAGTGATTTTGCCTGATATCCCTACGCAACAGCAGATAACAAAAACAATTAACTTATGGGATTAAGCATGCCTGAACCTACTGCTACAACCACCACCGCAACAGCTCTCAGTTTAAGTGCTGTTTCCATTCTGCCCTTTATTAACGGTAATGCCCTACTTGGTGCTGTATTGGGTGCCGCATTTATTGCAACTTATGAAAAAGACTTATCGGCATGGCAACGTTTACGCACCATGCTGCTTTCGACAGGTATTGGCTACTTACTTGCCCCTGAAATTACCAGTCGGACCTTTATCACCAGTGATGCCACTGCTGCCCTGATCGCATCGACCTTCTCGCTATTCATTTTGGTCAAGGCGGTAGATTGGGTGAAGGCATCCAAACTTTCTGATATTTGGAAAACTTTTCGAGGTGGAGGTGCATCATGATCGAACTCTTATTTCAAACCATTGCCGTTTTAGCTTATCTCTTTTGTGGTGTTCGGATTATCTGCTTTAGCCGTGAAGAAACACCTTTTCACCGTGGCTATTCTTGGCTCGCAGCATTGTTGATTGCCTCCTTCCTTGGGCAGTCTGTTCACATTCTTTTCTTTAAAGATCCCGTCACTCTATGGGATGCCATCTTCGCCTTATTGCTCGCCATAATCGTGCTACGTAGTCGCGGTAATGTTGCCAAACTGATCTGGAGTACATCATGAAATTATTAAAGTTTGGAAGTAAAGGATCAGCCGTTTCTGAGCTACAGAGACTCCTGATTAAACAAGGCATGAAGGGAAAAAATAACAAGTCGCTATCTGTGGATGGTGATTTTGGTGAAAGCACTGAATATGCAGTGATTCAATTCCAGAAAAAAATCGGCATAAAAGTGGATGGCATTGTTGGAAATGCAACATTCAATGCCCTCAAAGGTCTAGACCTTTCTAAACACCTAAAAGATGCAGACTTAACGACTGGTGCAAAACGTCTAGGTGTCCCTGAAATTGTCATTCGTGCAATTGCCGAAGTTGAAACACTTGGCGATGGTTACTTGCCTGATGGTCGCCCGAAGATTCTGTTTGAACGTCACCGCATGTATTTCTACCTCAGCCAAAAACGTGGAAAAGACTTTGCTGACCAAATGATGAAGCAGTCTCCCAATGTCGTGAACAGTCAGACTGGTGGATACCATGGCAATGCTGCTGAATACACCCGTTTGGCTTTAGCCAAACAAATTGATGAGGACTGTGGCTTGATGTCTGCTTCTTGGGGACGTTTCCAATTGATGGGTGAAAACTGGAAAGACCTTGGCTATTCATCTGTTCAAGAATTTATCGAACAGCACTATCAAAGTGAAAGCCTACAGTTTGAAGCTTTTCTACGTTTCTGCGAATTCAAGTCAGGTACAGTCGCTGGCAAAAAGTGGACTTTACTGGAGGCACTACGCCAGGAAAACTGGGATGCTGTATTTAGTCTGTATAACGGTCGCAATTATAAAAAGCTCGGCTATGACACCAAGTTTCTTCGCGTCATGAACCGCCTAGATCCTAGCTATCAGAGCAATGCTGCATGAAAAAGCCCAATAACCTTCGAGAGTATTTAGTGAGCCATCTGAAGTTCCTTCAGGATAATCCAGACCAACTCAGCATGCATATTGAAAGTGGTCGCTATCGTTCTACCCTTGCCAACGGCTACGGCATGGAAAGCATTTCACCAGTGAAGTTCATTATTCAGGACTTCACTGGTGATGCCGACCTGATTGCCTTTTTACTGTTTCAATGGCTGCGGGTGAATCAGTCTGAATTGCTCGCCAATTTAGAGAAGAACAAGAATGCTGTGAAGTTTGAAGCTGAATTTCTGGACAATGACAAAGTCGATGTGATGTTTGAATTGGAGCTGACAGAACGTGTGATTATTCAAAGACAAGACAATGGCAGCTTCAATTTCTCTTATCCTGATGAACCTCAATATTCACCAGCATTGCCCGTGACCGAGTGTGAAATGGCCGATGAGCAAGGCAATATTCTAGCAACATGGACCAGTATTGAGCCTTCTAATACTGTCGCACTTGAAATGCCTTTGGCAAAAAAACCTCAGTGAGTTAAACCATGCGTGAAAACTTAGATGATTTGGTTAAATACCTGACACCATTACTGAATAAACTCAGTAATGGTGAGATGTCTAAACTGAATAAAAAAGTCGGTGCAGATTTAAGACAGAGCCAACAGCAACGGATTGCTGCTCAACTTAACCCCGATGGTTCTGGCTATACTCCAAGACGGTTACGAGACGGCAAACGGATCCGTCGCAAAATGTTTACCAAATTACGTGCTCAACGTTATTTCAGAAACTTCTCCAATGCCGACAAAGTCAGTGTTGGGTTTTTAACTAATGTCGTTTTTGTGGCACGTATTCATCAAGAAGGTTTACGTTCTCGCGTCAGTCAAAATGGTCCTACTATTACCTACCCCAAACGTGAACTGTTGGGTTTCACACCAACTGATATTCAATTGATTGAAGACTCTGTAATGCGGCACTTAAAGACTTAACTTTGTCGCTAAAATGAAGAAGTTCTATTTGTAGTATCCCCTCTTACAAATTGCCATTAATGCAAGACACACTGCCTTAAAGCAAAGTAGGCACATGAGTGCTGAAATCCATCGTCGCTTAGAAAATTTGATCCGTTTAGGTCGAATTAAAAGCGTTACCCCTGCTAAACCTTTTCATACAGTCACTGTCGATCTAGGCGACATCGTGACTGATGAATTACGTCTATTCAATCTACGCGCTGGTGCTGATCTTAGCCATGACTTACCCAGTATCAATGAAGAGTGTGTGGTCTTTAGCCCTACAGGTGAGCTGACGCTCGGTATTGTTTTGGTGGGTTTAAATAATGAAGCCTTTCCCACTCCGTCATTGAATCCCAACATCAAATTAAGAGTCTATGAAGATGGTGCCATGATCAGCTATGACACAAGCAACCATTCCTTACAGGCAATTCTTCCCAATGGTGGTACTGCCATTCTGACCGCCACTGGAGGTATCACCGTGAATGGTGACACCACTATCAACGGAAATTTGCAGGTAAATGGCAGCACAGCAATGACTGGCAACAATACTGTAGGCGGTAGCCAACTCGTTCAAGGCAGCAGTCATTCTTCAGGTAACTTTAGTACCGAAGCCGATGTGAAAGCTGGAAGTATTAGCTTGAAAAATCATAAACATGGTGGGGTTCAAGCGGGTGGCTCTGATACAGGAGTATCCAAAACATGATGTCACGCGAAACTGGTCAAAGCCTTAATGTAATTCCCCACATCAAACAATCTATTCAGGACATTCTATTCACCCCAATTGGGAGTCGGGTTATGCGTCGTGAATATGGCTCCATGATTTTTAAACTGATTGACCAACCCTTTAATGATGCTGTCCGTCTGCAAGTCATGGCAGCCAGTGCTACAGCCATTATGACTTGGGAAGACCGAGTCAAACTGACCAGTGCCAAGTTTTCCAAAGCCGAAGATAGTCGCTTCCAGATTGACCTAGAAATGCAGCTTGTCGGTACAGATCAAACCAAGAAACTTTCTATTCCATTAAATTACGGGTCTTCGCTATGAGTGTTGATTTTTCGCAACTGATTCAACCTGACATCATCGAAGAAATTGACTTTGAAACACTGTATGCCGAGCGTCAAGAAGCGCTTATTAATCTCTGGTCAAGCGAAGAGCAGCCCACGATTCGCCAAACACTGACACGTGAAAGTGAACCTCTGGTTAAGCTGCTTCAAGAAAACTGCTATCGGGAAATGATTTTACGGAATCGGATTAATCAAGCTGCTCGTGCCCTGTTATTGGCTTATGCCACCAAAAATGATTTAGACCAACTCGGAGCTAACTTCAATGTTAAACGTCTAATAGTTTCGCCAGCCGATAACTCAACCACACCACCGACTGAAGCTATCATGGAATCAGACGATGCTTTTCGTGAACGGATTCAATTGGCTTTTGACACTCTATCTGTCGCAGGACCTGAAGCAGCATATAAGAAATTTGCCCGTGATGCCGATGGTCGTGTAGGCGATGTTTCCGTCATTTCACCACAGCCTGCATATATCACTTTAACCATTTTACAGGCGGATTCTTTAACTGGAGCAGCTTCTCCAGAGCTGATTCAAATTGTCTCAAATGCGGTGACCGCAGAAGATGTGCGTCCTATTGGAGATAGGGTCACCGTTCAGTCCGCATTCATCGTCAACTATGCCATTAATGCCAAACTCTACATTGGTAAAGACCCAGAAGCAGCAACACTGTTGCAACAAGCAATTACCAATGTGACTGCCTATGCCACTAAACAAAAGAGATTAGGCCGATCCATTCGGATGTCAGCGATTTATGCAGCTTTACATATTGATGGTGTAAATCGGGTCGAATTGATTAGCCCTACGGCAGATGTTGTATTAACCTCTGCACAAGCCTCCTATTGTACCAATATTTCAGTAACGATCGGAGGGATTGAATGAGCCAATTACTCCCCCCAAATAGCACTCAATTTGAACGAAATGTCACAGCAGTCACATCACAAAATAGCGCTTTACCTGTTGCAATCAAAACATTGGTGTCAATTGATGAGGCTCCAGATCAATTCCTGTCATTTCTAGCATGGCAATATTCGGTCGATTCATGGGACACCAACTGGCAACCCTCACTACAACGCCAACGGATTAAAAAATCATTCCGACAACATCAAATTAAAGGAACGCGTCAGGCAGTTCGTGAAGTACTGGCACAGTTTGGCTATCAGTGCATTTTCAAAGAATGGTTTGAAGCCACACCGATTGGTACACCAGGAACTTTTATCTTAGAACTGGATCTCAATGGACTGGAACTGACCGAGGACACCTATGCCGAAGTGAATCTACTTGTGAAAGATGCAAAACCTGCCAGTCGGCACCTCACCAATTTAATAATTAACGTTCAACCCATCTGTATTCCGCGAGTTGCTGTCGGCACTCATGGCGCGGAAACAGTCACCATTTATGTCGAGTAGAATATGGCAGCAACCTACAAAGGTATTTTAACCAATAACGGTAAAGCACTGATTGCCAGTGCAACCCTCAATAATAAAATCAACTATTCCCATATTGCGGTTGGGGATGGCAATGGCTCAGTACCTACGCCTTTAGAAACGCGAACTGCATTAGTAAATGAAAAAGCTCGTATCGCTCTCAATGTCGTCGAGATCAATCCAAATAACACCAATCAAATCGTCTGTGAAGCTATTATTCCTACAACTACAGGCGGTTTCTATATTCGAGAACTTGGGCTTTTCGCAGGTTCAACCATGGTGGTGAATGCCAACTATCCACCAACCTACAAACCTTTAGCCGATGAAGGTGGCGCACGTGAAATTGCGCTTAAGCTCGTTATTAATATTCAAAATGCCGATGTGATTGCATTGTACTTAGATGATTCATTAATTTACGCGACTAGAGCATGGATCGATACTAATTATATTCGTCGTAATGAATTGGTGGATAACTTGACCACCAGTGATGCAACAAAACCACTAACGGCTAAGCAAGGTAAAGCACTTCAAGACTATAAATTAGATAAAACAGAAACTGCCGTTGCTGCTACAAAACTCGCAATTGCACGTTCTGTGAGTTTTTCAGGTGCAGCAACAGGTTCATATTCTTATGATGGATCTGGAAATAGTTCTTGCATTTTAACATTGGCCAATTCAGGTGTATCAGCAAATACTTATGGCTCTGCACTTAAAATTCCGGTTATTACTGTCAATGCCAAAGGATTAGTCACCGTTGTATCTGAACAGAATCTTCAAATTGTAGATAACCTAACAACAGATGATTCAGCAAAGCCAGTCTCAGCCAAACAAGCTAAAGCACTCCAAGACAATAAATTAGATAAAAACACCGAAGCCAGTACTGATATTGCAGGTATTGTTAAACTGGTGAATGACCTTACAACTGGCGGAACAGATAAAGCTTTGACGGCTGAGCAAGGAAAACTTCTACTGGCTGGATTAACATTTTCAACAACAGAGAATGGATATTTGAAGCTACCCAATTGGATGGGGGGATTAATTATTCAATGGGGAACCATTTCTCTTGTTGCATCTAGTGGTGGAACGCTTATTCAGCCCGTAGTTTATCCAATAACCTTCCCTAATGTTGTATTACATATTTTCCCCTCTCTTAGAGAATCATCAGGTTCAAATGCAGATTCAATTTATACACAAGATAGAACAGCAACTGGATTTAAAATCGGGCAAACGGCTGGTGAAGCACATACTGCAAGTTGGTTTGCAATTGGCTATTAAGGGTAATTAAAATGATCAAATTCAGTGAAAAAAATCAAGCATTTTATGATAGCAATCTAAAGTACTCAGATTTACCTGATGATTTAGTTACTATCTCCGCTGAGCAGCATCAGATTATGTTAGATCAGATAAATGGCAGCTGTATAATTTTTTCTAATCTAACAGCATCGCCCCCACGACCTAATCAATTTCATACATGGAATGGTACAGATTGGATTGATCACCGAACAACAGAAGAAATTGAAGCTCAACGTCTAAAGCAATTCAAACCGCTCACCCGTTACCAATTCTTTCGGGCACTTCTAGAGAGTGGCTACAAATCTGCTGACATTGAAGTACAGATCCAAACCATTGAAGATGACTATCAACGTGAACTGGTCATGTTAGGTTGGCAAATGGCGACTAACTTTGTACGCACCGATGAAAGTGTCTTGCTAATGCAAAATATGTTGGGTTGGACTAGAGACCAAGTCGATGAAATGTGGTTTTATGCCTCTACTCTCTAAATTCGAATTTGTAGCATACCCTCTTACAAAACCCCACGCTTAAAACGTGGGGTTTTATATGCAAGCCTTTTGTTGAACTAGAACATCAACAAAAGGTTGCCCTATGGCATTAGATGAATATCACCACGGTGTCCGAGTTGCAGAAGTCAATAACGGTACACGTTCCATCCGAACGGTGGCTACCAGTATTATCGGCTTAATTGCAATCGCTTCAGATGCCGACGCTACGCTGTTTCCACTAAATACACCTGTGCTTGTCACCAATATCCAAAGTGTAATTGGTAAAGCTGGCGTACTTGGTACATTAAAATCTTCACTACAAGCAATTGTCGATCAGACTAACACCACCGTGGTGGTAGTCCGTGTAGATAGTGCAGAAGCCGAAGCAGAACAAAGCTCGCTTGTCATTGGCACCACCACGGCATCAGGTCAATACACAGGCTTAAAAGCTTTGCTTACAGCCAAAGCAAAACTTGGTGTCACCCCTCGCCTCATTGGTGCACCAGGACTTGATACCCAAGCTGTGACCACTGCACTTGTGAGCACTGCACAAAAGCTACGCGCATTTGCTTATGCATACGCCTATGGCTGCGAAACAAAAGAAGAAGTGGTGGCTTATCGTGAATCCTTTGCTGCCCGCGAGCTTATGCTCATCTGGCCACAGTTCATCCGCTTCAACACAGAAACCTCCCAAAATGAAGCCATTTCCCCTGTCGCCTATGCTTTGGGTCTACGTGCCAAAATCGACAACCTTACAGGTTGGCACAAAGTCATTTCCAATGTTGCAGTTAATGGCGTGGTGGGTATCAGCAAAGACGTCTGGTGGGACTTACAACAAACAGGAACCGATGCCGACTACCTCAACTCAAATGGCATCACCACACTGATCCGTGAAGATGGCTTCCGCTTCTGGGGCTCACGTACCTGCGACACTGATGGTCTATTTCCATTCGAGAACTATACCCGTACCGCGCAGATTATTGCCGACACAATTGCCGAAGCACACATGTGGGCTGTCGATAAACCATTGCATCCTTCATTAGCAAGTGACCTGATAGAAGGCATTCGCGCCAAACTCAGTGACCTAACGACAAACGGCTATCTCATGGGTGGTGAGGCCTGGTATGACGAAACCAAGAACCCAGTAGAAAACCTCAAAGCAGGCAAATTCCGTCTGTCTTATGACTACGGTCCTGTTCCACCTCTCGAAGATCTAGGTTTTTACCAAATGATCACAGACGACTACCTCGCAGATTTTGGCGCACGGATCACGGCATAACGCTGTGATTTGTCCGCCCCTTATTTGAGTAAAACACATGGGACTACCAAACAAACTTAAAAACCTGAACCTGTTTAATGATGCTGAATCATTAGTGGGTGAAATCGCTGAATGTACCCTACCCACCCTAGGACGTAACTTTGAGAACTGGCGTGGTGGTGGCATGAATGCTCCAGTCGCGATCGATCAAGGTATGTCTGAAGAGTCTATCGACTTTGAATGGAAAGTTGGTGGACTCAACCTGACCTCAATTCGTCAATACGGCATTACCTCTGCCTCTGGCGTCTTGCTGCGCTTCGCAGGTGCTTACCAACAAGATGACACGGGTGCAGTCACTCCTGTCGAAGTGGTACTTCGCGGCCGTCATGAAGAAATCAACATGGGGACACAAAAGCCAGGTGATGACACAGAGCAAACCATCAAGACCAAATGGACCTATTACAAGCTCACAGTAGACGGCAAGAAAGAAATCGAGATTGATATTTTGGCGATGAAAGAATTCGTCAATGGTGTCGACCGTTTAGAAGCGCAGCGCAAAGCCTGTGGACTGTAATGCCTTACCTACTGCATCGCATCATGCAGTAGGACTCTTTTCATATTCAGGAAATTATCAACATGACCACGCAACAACAAGCTGAAAACCTAGCTGCTATTCAAAACCCAAATGAAGCCAAATACACCCTTGAAACTCCTCTTCAAGTCGGTGGGCAAACCATTACCGAAGTCATCATTCGTAAACCAGGCACAGTGGCACTTGCGGGATTATCCCTACAAGACATTTACCGTTCTGATGTCAATGCCCTTTGCCAAATCATTCCCAAATGTGTTTGGCCACAAATCCCTCGTGAAGCCATGCCACTGATTGACCCTGTCGATCTCGGACAAATTGCAGGACACATCATCTATTTTTTGATGCCGAAGTCGCAGCGTGCAGCGACCGATATCCAGTTATAGACAGTATTCCAGATGTCATCGCTAACATCGCTCTGATCTTTCATTGGTCGCCACGAGACCTCGCAGATATGAGTTTAAGTGAATTGTTCATGTGGCACCAAAAGGCTTTAGAGCGTAACCAAACCCACGAGTAAAGGTAACACCCACCAATGTCGACCTTAAATTTACAAGTTCTTTTTGATGCAAAAGACAGAATCACAGGACCTATGAAGGCGATTATTGGGGGTTCACATGACCTCAGCAGTGCCTTCAAACAAACCCGTACCGAACTTAAAGCCTTGCAAGATCAGCAAGGCAATATCAACCGTTATAAAGAAACCCAAACGGCATTAGAAGCTACAGCCAATAAAGCAAAAGAATACCGTAGCGAGTTAAAACAACTACAAACTTTGCAGAAAAGTGGCAATACACTGACAGAAACTCAGCTCAACAAAATCAAGAATCTTGAACAAGGCATTCGTCGGCTTAAATCCACCGAAGCCACTCAACGTAGTGAATTACAGTTACACATCCAAGCCCTACAAAAGTCTGGGATGAATGTCGATAAGCTGTCCAAAGGTGTAGATCGTTTAAGTGATGAAGAAAGTGCCCTTAAAGACAAAATCCACCAAACCACAATGGAGTTAAATAAACATCGCAATGAACTAGACAAAAATAGTGAGGCTCAAAAGCGTTTTGCCAAAACCCAAGCCATCCTGCAAAAAGGTTCGGATTTCGCCAAAAAAGGCTTAATGGTCGCAGGTGTTGCAACTGCAACCATGACCGTACCTGTCAAACTGGCGATCGACTATGAATCATCCTTGGCCGATGTCAAAAAGGTTTTTAACGGCACAGCAGCCGAGTTCAAAACCATTAACAATCAAATTGTCGAAATGTCGACACGCTTGCCCATGGCAGCCAAAGATATTGCGGCTATTGTCGCAGCAGGTGCACAGTCAGGCATTGCCAATAAGGAATTGACCACCTTTGCTGAAACAGCCGTGAAAATGGGCGTCGCTTTCGATATTTCCGCAGAAGAGTCAGGTCAATCCATGGCAGAGCTACGGACAGCCTTCCGTATGTCACAAGCCCAAGTCACCACCCTTGCCGACCAGATTAACTATCTTGGCAATAACACACCTGCCGCAGCCAAAGGCATTTTGGAAATTGTGCAACGGATTGGACCTTTAGGTGAAGTGGGTGGCTATGCTGCTTCCAGTATTGCTGCACTTGGGGCAACTTTGCGAGGCATGGGCATTCAAGAAGAAATTGCCGCAACAGGGATTAAAAACACCATGCTGGCTTTGGTCGCGGGTGAGTCTGCAACGAAAGGACAAATCGCAGCCTATAAAGAACTTGGTCTAGATTACGGCAAAGTCGCAAAAGACATGCAGCAAGATGCCAATGGCACAACCCTCATGGTACTCAAGAAAATTGCGACCTTAGAGAAATACAAACAAGCTGCTGTGCTTTCCGATCTGTTCGGCAAAGAGTCTTTAAGTGCAATCGCTCCACTACTTACCAACATGAGCGCCCTAGAAAAGAATTTGGGCTTAGTGGCAGACAAAAGAAAATATGCAGGCTCTATGGAGCAAGAATATGCAGCTCGTGCAGCCACTTCTGCCAATAACATTCAATTGCTTAAAAATAGTGTCGCTGCTTTAGGTATAGATATTGGCAATGTCTTACTTCCTCCACTGAATAGCGTGATTGTTAAAGTCCGTTCATTTACCAATGATGTGCGTAACTGGGCAAAAGAAAACCCAGCTTTGGCGGCTACACTGACTAAAGTTGCCGTCGCTGGCATTATTTTATTAGGAGGTATCTCAGCCCTCGCTTTAGGCATAACCACCTTACTAGGTCCACTCGCCATTTTAAAAATGACCTTCAGTGCCCTTGGCTTAGGCTTCGGTGCTTTGGGTGCAATTTTCTCCCCTGTAGGACTCATCATTTTAGGTGTAGTTGCTGCTATCGCAGGTGCAGCCTATCTCATCTACAGAAATTGGGAGCCTATATCTGGATTCTTTACAGATATTTGGTCCACTATCAAAACTGCTTTTAATGGCGGTATTTTAGGTGTTACTGCACTCATCCTGAACTGGTCGCCTTTGGGCACTTTCTATTCTGCCTTTGCCAACGTTCTTTCATGGTTCGGTATCGATTTACCTAAGCAATTTACAGGCTTTGGTTCAATGATGATCAAAGGGTTAATCAATGGCATAGAATCCATGTTTCCAGGGCTTAAAAATATCTGGTCTAAAATCACCAATTACATGCCCGACTTCATGCGCAAGAAAATGGATATTCACTCCCCCAGCCGTGTCATGGCAGGTATGGGTGGTCATATTGTCGACGGCATTGGGGTTGGGCTAAATAACCGTACCCCTACTTTACAAACCCAGTTTAAGCAAACCCTCGGCATTTTCGATACCTCCATGCCTACTGTTGGCTCTGGTATGAAACGCCCCTTTCTAGACACCGTTGGACTCACTGAAAAACCAGTACCTGCAAAGCACCTAAATGGACAAAGTGACCGCAGCCAACAAGCCCCAAAATTTCAGCGTGTTGCTGCTATTCAAAGCCCAAAAAGTATCAGCATTACCAACAGTGACAGCATTCAAATCCACATCAATACCAGTGGACAAGGGCCTCTGCACAATGCAGCCAATGAAGTTCGCCAAGCCTTAGAGCAGCGTGATCGGCAGCGCAATGCTCAACTTCGTCGTATGTTGACCGATCGGGAGTAATACACATGATGATGGCTTTAGGATTATTCGTATTTGAACTTTCTACCGTTTCCTATCAAGAGTTACAACGTACGACCGCTTGGCGGCATCCAAGCAATAGCCGTGTAGGAAATACCCCTGCATATCAGTTCACAGGGAAAGATGAAGAAACCATTAACCTATCGGGTGTCATCTATCCTGAAATTACGGGCTATCAAAACTCGTTGGATATGCTGCGTAATATGGGAGACACAGGCAAGCAATACATTCTGATTGAAGGCACAGGCAAAATTTACGGTCTGGTGGTGATTAAGGAAGTTCAGGAAACTCGTTCCAACTTTTTCCATAATGGCGGTACCCGAAAAATCAGCTTCAGTGTTTCTCTGACCATCACGGAAGATACCACCAAGAAATTGATTGGTCCTACAGGTCAGGCATTGTTAAGTTTAGGAGGCTTATTCCTATGAGCCTCCTTCCATCAAATACAACGCCCTATTCAAACTTGAGTAACTACCCGCATGCCATTTACCGCATTACTGTGAATGACATTGATATTTCATCTACTCTTGCTTCACGCTTGATTGGGCTGACCTTGCAAGACAACCGAGGCATGGTTGCCGACAGTGTTGATCTGACTTTAGATGACAGTGACCATGCGTTAGAAATTCCTTCCGTCGGTGCTGAAATGAAAGTCTGGCTCGGTTGGTCAGATACAGGTTTAGTCTATAAAGGTGCTTATCTGGTCACAGGTGGTTCACACTCTGGTGCACCCGATGTACTCAGAATTTCGGCAGAAAGTACCGACCTTGCCGAAGCCTTTCGTCAAAAGCGAGAACGTTCTTTCCATCAACAAACTGTGGGAGAAATTTTTCAGGCATTGGCGTTTGAATATGGTCTAAAGGTATTGGTACATGCCAGTTTAAGCAGCCGCTTGGTTTCACACATCGACCAGAACGATTCCGATGCCAACATCATGACCCGCATAGCCGATGAACACGATGCCATTGCCACAGTCAAAAATAACACCCTACTTCTACTGCCTATTGGTGAAGCTCAAACCAGTTCAGGATTAAGTCTGCCCGCAGTTGAATTGGTCAGAACTGATGGTGACCAGCACAGCTATGCTTACGGTCAAAGTCACGACAAAGTGGAATGTGTGAAAGCCTATTATCACAACCCTCAAAAGGGTGAAAAACTCTATGTCATTGTGGGTAGCCATACCGACAACCCGAAAGAGATCCGCTTTATTCATCGGGACAAGAAAACTGCTGAGCTGGCTGCTTTGGCAGAGTTAAAACGTTGTAAACGCGCAGAGCTTTCGCTGTCTTATACCTTGGCAAAAGGTCGACCAGATTTACTCCCGGAACAAGAGTTTTCTTTTGTGGGTTTAAAGGCACAAATTGATGAAATTGTTTGGTTAGGCAAAACCATCACCCATGATTTAAACGAGTCTTCTGGCTATACCACTCGCATAGAGCTAGAGGTGCAATTGCCCAATGCAGATGATGTGTCTGTTTTATTTGATGACACCACTAAAATTGAGCAAGAGAAAAAAGCCAAGACTAATTCAGGGCAAAGAAAGGCGAAAAACTATAAGACCTATACAGGCGTGAAAACTTGGTACTCGGCAAAACCTAAACCACAGGTCTTAACGGTGGGTGATCAAAGCCAGCCTTTAATTTTGGTACGTACTTATAAATCTAAAAAAACCGCACAGGTGGCAATGAAGCGTGAATGGGCACGTATTCAAAAAGCCAAAGGCGCGGCATAAAAAAAGCTGCCAGTGGTTCACAGGCAGCTATAAAGAGGGTCTATTTAAAATAACGTTATTTAATACATTTATCAATATAAAAGCACTATATTTAATACTTTTATTATACAATTAAAAATATAAACCTATAAAAGGTACTTCATGGCAAATACAAGAAATCAGAACACCTGTCCGCATTGCGGTTCTAAAGTCATCATCCGTCATTCTCACATTGAAAATGCCCTTTTAAAAACCCTATACGGTCAGTGTCAAAACCTAGAGTGTGGTTGGACTGGTCGGGCGCATATGGAGTGGGCTGCCACTATTTCCCCTTCTGCTATGCCTAACCCTGAAGTCATGCTTCCCCTTGCCCCATGTGCTATTGCTAAATCAGTCGTTAGCCATGATCCACGTCAACTTCGGAGTCGTCATGGCTGACATTATTGATATCGCGCAACAACGCCAGTTAGAACAAGTTCAAATTCAACCTAAAGATTATTCAAAGCCTTCTCTTACAGAGTGTGAAGAATGCGGCAATAACATTCCACCAGAGCGTCAGAAGTATGGTGCTGTGACTTTGTGTGTGGCTTGCCAGAGTAATTTAGAACTGAAACGGAGTTTATACCGATGATGCCTTTTGCAGTACTGTTCATTGTTTTGTTTGTGGTGGCTTTGCTGGTTTTATGGATGATGCTGGATTACCAATACATTCGTATGCAAAGCATGTTGAAACAGGAATATAGAGTGATAGATCAATTAACTAATAAGGTGCGTACAAATGGATTCTAAATTTTGGGAAACAGCAATATTTTTAGTGCTTTGCATTCTGGTTTGGCGACTTCCAGAAATTATTACTGCACTTAGGTGGATGAAAGTATGTGGCTTTACCCCTTCCTAATAGGATTTCTTAGTGGTTGTATAACCGTTTGCTTATATTTCATTAATTAAAAATGATCCTCCTCATGAGGATCAAAGTTTTCATAACTCTCCCGAGCTTCTTGGTATTTTTTTGCTTCACGCCCACTTTTATCATTTGGTAAGTGCAATAAACATATTGGCATATGTCGTACTTTATAAGGATACCCACTTACATGATGCATCTGGCTTGTAACTAAACATCTTGGATTCAAACTACAATCTTCAAAATTTAAATCTTGTATTTCTGTAGCTTTAGCTTCTAGATATTCACGCCACTTTTGCATAACGGATCGTTCAGTTTCTTCTCTTCCTCGTGGTTTTATATAAATCAACATACCACCACAAGTCGCATTAGCCTCACCTTTACTATATCTTGTCGTGAGCTGCTCATACCCTCCGTATAAATACGGATTGCCATAGTTATCTTTACCACCAAATATTTTTGCTTCGCCAATCCATTTAAAAGGCTTCTGCGTTACTGAAATATCTGCATTACCATTTTTATCACTATCTAACTGAGCATCATAATTTTTAGCTCTTAGATTACTCCAGATATGCCATGAGATACCTGTTTCGCCCATAGGAAGCAAATGCTCAGTGCCATCGATCATGTCAGAAAAAATACAATCTAAGTCGTTATATAGCAGCTCTATAAAGTTTTCATATGAACTTCGAGATGCAACATTATGAAGAGATAAATCCTGTGCTTCAGGTAAATCATTAAACCCTCTCATGATACTCTCTCAATCAGACACAATAGCTCATTAGAAGGTGCAAAATATGGAAGGACTAAATCATTAAACTCTTCTTTTTCAATCTTATTTTGAGTTACAGGGTGGTAAAAATCGTTGTTTTTATATGAGATATAGATAATGTCTAAATCAAAATCATGCCAAAAACCATCACTAGCTTCGTATTGAAACTTTTGAACAATAAAATCAATATTTGGATGTGCCAAAATATATACACTATCAGCAAACTCTTGTTTCTGATTCATATTGAGCTTAGACATTTTGAATAATGCTGAAAAATTGAAGTACGATGTGTCGTCTAAATTTTTATGTAAAATTGAAAAAATAATGTTAGAACAAGTACTTTCCAATACCTGTTCTAGTTGTTTGCCTTCTATATGTTTTTTTATTCTTTCCAGATATATTTCTGAAATATTTGACTCAGAGCCTATCATAATTAGTCACTTTTTAAGTGCTCCATAATCTTATCAACACAAGCCTGAAAATTTTCAAACTGGGTAACATGATCAAGTATAGCAAGTTTAATTGGTGAAAAAGCAGATTTCTTGTACTCACCAAGCCCCATTTTAATTGTAATAATTGGGTTATCGTTACCAAATGGGTATCGTTTACTTACACCATAAAAATCCGCATCAAGTTCTTTCATCCCCTTCTCAAAGAACTCATCTTTACGCGCATCCTTTCTTAATGTCGAACTGCCAGCAGTATAGTTAAAAGCTCCATCTTCAGTTGCAAAATAATGTTTAACTACATTACCTAACTCTTCATCTTCCATTTTCTGAACGCAAGGCAACAAATTTTGAGGCGTGAAATGTTCTGAACCGAACAAACTTTGAAATAAATCTTTCAGTTGACCATATGCCTTATTCATCTCAGCATTAGTGAACTGAGAATCCAAATCAAGTCCAAGAACTAGACAACTATTTTTTAAATCAATCGCAACGAAATCAAAAACACACACTGTATGACGAACTATTTTAACAACATCAATTACTTGACTTGTTTCATCTGTATTTTCAATGTTTTCAATTAAATTTGGTACAGATGCTTTCTCAAAATAAGACCTCACATCTTTAATATAGTAAAGACTCAAACTGTCAGAAGGCTCAACCATTAAACTCATTTGACGAGGCGTATTAAGTGTTACCTCATAGTTAAAAATCGTCGTATACCCTTCATCAAGGTCTTCGCAGATATAACCATTATTATCAAAGTTTTCTTTAATTTCCAGCAACTTATCTTCTGCTAAATTAAAAATGTAAATTCGTTTGGAAGCAAGAGTCGTATGTTTATAAAGTTCAGCCTCAGAAACTCTTAAAATCTGGGTAATAGTTCTTTCAATATCACCACTCTCAAATTTTCTAACTTTTGCACAAATACTATCAAAACCTGTTGATGAACTAAGCCCTGCTTGTTGCATCAAAGAATTGAACTGAGGAAAACTATATCCCCTTTTTTTAAGTTGCTTAATATTATAAATTGCTGAATCTTTAAGGGTATCAATATCTAAATCTATCTTTTCTGGTTGATTCATAATGCTATAAATTATACTTAAGTAATTTGTTCAAATTATAGTATCTAAGTATCCCCTAAATTTCTATCACAAAAACCCAATAAAGTTTGCTTTATCACACAACCTTAGTCGTAAACATTGGACCACTCTTACAGGTATTACACCCTTTTCTTATCCCCCAAATTTATCTTGTTACGTCCAAAGTAAATGCAGAATACATTAGTCAAAAAGATCGCAAGGTAAAACATGAGATGTGCAGACGTACCCTCAATAGACTTTATGACAGTTTCAATGCCTAAACCTAAAATCATAAACAACAGCAAAAACGCCAAGAAATGATGGGTAAAAATGGCTAAACGTGAAGGTGTTTCACCGTGAGAAGTAATGAAGTAAGTGTTTGGTTTTATTAAGTACCAGATCATCAGTACTGGAACCATTAGCCAAATACCTAAACCAAACGTCAAAGCGTAAATCATGTATCAATCCTTTTAAGCAGCTTCATCTAAAGCATCACTTTCCTGCCGATCTACTTCAATCTTCTCTAATTCTAAAAACCTCATAGCCTTCCACGGTTTTATCATTGGTGAAAGAACCATCATTGCTAAAATGATACCCAACACAAACAATAGAAATTGAGATGCTACAAAAGAAAGAGGAATACCTTTTAAACTTGCACCAGTTGTAAAAGCAATATAAAAGGTTAGTACTGTTGGATATAAAGTACCAAAGCTAATCCCAAAATAAAGAAAAGTACCAAAACCATTCAAAAGCTTTATCCACCATATCTTGCAAAAACTCTTCAATTTATATGCTTTCGTACTTTCATCTTTTTCTAAGAAAAAGTTTCCAGAATCATAATAGTTCATAGCTAAACGACTATTTTTACAAGACAAAATATATTCCAATAAGTCCTTATCATGGTGTGAATACTTGAGAAGTTTATTTAGTTTCAGAACATCAAGATGATACTTAATTTGATGCTTATACTTCTTAAATGCTTCATCTTCCAACAAGTCTTCTTGGTCTTTAATTTCCTCTTTAACTCTTCGGACTTTATATTCTTGATGTTCTCGAATACTCGTCAGAATTCCAGACTTTGAAATAGAAAAGAATAAAATAATGACCGATGCAAGAACAACGATACCGATGACAACCGCTACCCCATAAGGGTTGTCGAGTATTCTTTCAATTAAGGGGTTAAGATTTAAATCTGTATTAAGGTTGGCTGCCACTTGAACCACCTGTCTTCGCATTCAAATTTTTAACTGCTTCAGTCGTTGCCTTTACCAACTCAGTTGTATTTTTCATTTGATCAGTAATAATATTACTAGTTTCCCCTTTGTCATTATTAAGCAAATCACGACCAAAATATTTCAGAGCAAGCTCTTTTCGAATCTCAACAATTTTAGGGTCTTCTGTTGAAAAACTTGCAACAAATGATGGAAATGCTTCAAGCTCTAACTTCGTCTGCTCACATTGATCCGCAATGTTTTGATATTTTGTTGATAGCTTTAGATAAAAAGTAATTAAAGTAACTGACGTGATTGCTAGTGTAATTTTAAAAAACCAGTAATCATATTGATCTAGTCCTAGTGACTTTTTTAATACTGCCGAGAACCAAACAAGAATAACGACTAAAACTATTAAAACTAAAAAAACAACCCTATAACCATATGATCTATCGCTATATTTTTTTACTGCTAAATCATAAATATCATGAGTGTTTGTATTTTTTTCCTTTTCGATTAATTGATTAAAATTTTGAATACTTTCATTCTGAAGCTCAATCTTTTTATTTAATATTTCTATATACTTACTTGACTTATAATGAAAATCTTTCAACTGTTCAATATGCAATGTTTTCTGAACACTACTGATAATTTTCTTTAAATCCTCATCAAAATAACTAATATACGAATCTAAAGCATCAAATGTTCTGAAGCTTTTTAAATTTCTTTTTTGCATATTAATAAATTCATAAAGCTCTCTTACTGTTGAATTTTCTAATTCACCTAATTCAGCAATACTATTTAAAAGCTCATCAATTTTAGAAACTATATTCTTTTTCTTTTCTTCAATTAATTCTAAACTTTCTTTTGGCTTTTCTATACTTTCATAAATTTTATAAAATAATATTTTCAAAGAGTTAATTTCTCTTTGAATTATTACATTCTCTTCCGTCCTTAACTCTTTATCTTTGAGAAAATCAAATCCCCCAGCCATCCAAAACCCCACCCAATTCATAATTTTTTATAAAGTATTGACTCACTTATAGTATCTAAGCTACTCTAAATTTACCACAGCAAAATCTGTGGTCAGGCCTAGGAAACCTGCATAATCTAACAGGCGTAAAAAAGTCCGCCCATGCGGCTATTTTTTTGCGTAAAATTCGGCTACGCCTTTTTTGGTAGGCTGGATGAGGCAGCTTCGCGCTGGCCGTTACTGTTAGAACGGTTTTCCTAGCCTTGTTCAGTCTGCCACCATTACCCTAGGAAAGTGATGGTGTCAGGTTTAAAACTTGACTAACAGGACAAGCCAATGAAAACATTCGCTTCTACGCATTCGTGCACGCAAAATAAAGTAAAAGAACACACCCCCATCGACGATCTAAACGCGTACCTCCTACGCCAAAGAAAACTCAAACACAAAAAGCTGCTGAAAAACTTTGTCGAAACCACAGTATTTATAAGCATGGCTGCTATGACCTTCTCCATTCTATTTTGGGGAGCATAGTCATGAATGAAATCATCGACATCGAACATGCCGTCTATATACAGAATGACCTTATCAAAACCGACAGCCTAAAAGTAGCCAAATACTTTAATAAAAGACATTCACACATTTTACGTGCAATAGAAAACCTAGAATGTTCACCTGAATTTGCGTCAGCCCAATTTTGGGCTCACGTGCAACCTATTCAAGCTGGAGCTGTAACACGCGATTCCAAATACTATGAAATGACCAAAGACGGCTTTATCTTTTTGGTCATGGGTTTTACTGGCGCAAAAGCAGCCCAAATAAAAGAAGCCTACATCCAAGCCTTTAACCACATGGCAACCCAACTGCAAAACCAACACATCTGTGGAGATGACCTTAAAACAGGTGCCATCGTCCAACTGGTGTCGGGCGGTCCACAACTTAGCGTCAGCCAACTCTTGACTAATGCTCAAGGCATTATCGAAACTGCCGAAGTCCTTTGGTTTCATCAGCACAAACTACAAAAGGAAATTGTGCCTATCGCCTGCCTGTGTCCTTTGGGTACGTCGCCAGTACTGCAAAACATCTGGTCGCTCATTTACGACTACGGCATAGACCAACTCAACCATAGTGCAAAGCCCAACACCATTGCGCTAAACCTCAGCCAACTTATTGCCTGCATTCCAACTTTGCCACCCAAAAAGCAACTGATGCAGCAGCTAAAAACCAGTACTGCGCCATTCCCCCAGTGTATAGACCACTCTGCCGCTGTGCGTAGCACCATTGACCGTACACTGTACCGATGCTTCGTATTCCAAGGTAGCGCAAAGCCACACAGCGCCTTGCTTATGTAGTAAATTTGAATTAGTTACATATTCATGTTGTAGTGCGACACTACAGGTCGCACTACCCTATATTTCGGTACAGATTTTTTAGAAAATAAACCCATGATCAATAGACAGGGGGAGCAATGCATTCAACAATCGAAATTAACAGCCATAAAGATATGACTGCCGAACAAATACTGGAAGAAATTCAATATCCACTTGAAAACTTAGAACACTTCCTTTACGCCATGACCAAAATGAAAATTGATGACACTTTAAAAGATGAAGAGTTTACAGCCATCATTAACACCTTGCACTATCAGGTCTTACAGATCTCTAAAGCGGTACGGAACAAATAAACAAAAACCCCAGCTTAGGCTGGGTTTTAATTTTCTAGAAAACATTAGATACGCCAATAAATTGAAAAATGCCAAATACAGGTTTAGATTATAAATTGAACAAAAAACAATCTCCCTAAAAATAATAATTCTGAGGGCTTGGGCATGACTTCATCGAATGATATGAAATTATCAGACTTAATTATGGAAAATACCCGTATTCATAGCAATGATGGGTATATTAGTCAGATTAAAAAGCAAATTACAGAATTCCCTATTTCCGACATTGTAGATGATAAGGGCAACCAATACGTTGACCTTGTTATGCAAGGTGGCGGTGTATGGGGCATAGCTTTAATTGGTTTCACTTATACCCTAGAGCAGGCAGATATTCGGTTTCTAAACTTGGGTGGAACTTCAGCAGGTGCAATTAATGCTTTATTACTTACTGCATTAGGTAAACCCTCAGAAGAGAAAAACACAGAGCTTCTAGATATTTTCGATTCTATGCAGTTAGAGAAATTTATAGATGGAGGGTTTATAGCAAGAAGTCTAGTAAAGGACTTACAAAAATATGAAGATGATCAATCTATATTCATGAAGTCTAAAATTATTTTAAAAATTTTAGGTGCCGTTGCAGCACGAAAATTATGTCCCAAGATTTTAGGCTTAAACCCAGGTCATAAATTTGAAGAATGGTTAGAAAAGACATTAAATAAAAAAGGGATTTCAACAACTAAAGAATTATTCAATAACCTACAAAACAGTAATCTTAAAATTCGAGATATTGATATTCGGAAATTTCGACCTTTCGATGAATCTCGCTTTGAAAATGACTTTAAGAACAACGTACTTGCAATGGTTACTTCTGACATCACTACTGAAAGTAAAATAGTATTACCTCAAATGGCTCCTTTGTATTGGGAAAATCCTCTAACTACTCACCCTAAAGAATATGTTAGAGCTTCTATGTCCATCCCTCTTTTCTTTGAACCAGTTAGACGTCCACAATTAAAAGAGTACCCTAAAGATTCTTGGAAGGTTTTAACGGGTTATGAAGGTCCACCACCAGAATTAGCTTATCTGGTTGATGGGGGTATTACCTCAAACTTTCCGATAGATGTCTTTCATTCACGTGACTGTATTCCCTTATGCCCTACTTTTGGTGTGAAATTAGGTGTGGACCGTGAAAAATCATTAAAAATTGATTGGATTTTGAACTTTGTCGGTGCAATGTTCGATACAGCCAGACATAATTCAGATTACAGCTTTGTATACAACAATGAAGACTACAGAAAAATTATTACATTCATAGACACTGCAAAAATATATGATCCAATTAAAGAAGCAAAAAGCTATATAGATGGTACTTACGCAAATTTGCCACCAAAAAATGAATCCCCCAAATACGGGTGGCTAGAATTCGGTATGTCCACTAAAAAGAAAGCTGCTTTGTTTGCACTTGGTGCTAAAGCTGCACGCGACTTTATTTGTGGTAATCAAGTATTTGAAGTAGACCCAAATGAAAAAGTAATCGAACCTTTTGACTGGAGAGTATATAAAGTATTAAGAGAAAGTCTTGTCGTACAAGACCCACCAGCATATAGAAAATGGAAAGATGAAATTAGACAACATTCATTATTTCCATAAATTTTGTCTTTCAAAGCGGTACGGAACAAATAAAGAAAAAACCCAGCTTAGGCTGGGGGTGGTGGTATCACTAAATTCCGTTTCTCGTGCCTATCAAAGGCTTCAGCCCATTGTTGTGAATTAAAGGCAGTTCTTATATAAAATTTACAACCGTATTTTTCATAAAAAATATCTCCAGTCCCAAATAAATTGAACAAATAGCTGTCTTGTAGCGAATTGTGTAAGCCTGGCCAAATTGGTGCTAAATAAAAAATCGAGATTTGTTCAGATGAAGACATAGAATCACGAATTAAAGTCCAAAAAAATAATTTTTCATGCTGTTGAATAGTTGCCATTCTAACCAGTTGAATTATAGAATTATAGATTGAGAAATAAGAAAAAATTTCATAATAGCTATTATTGTTATTTAAATTTATACAAGAATGCTCGAACATTTCTTTAACTTTTAAGGAGTCTAATTTATCTATATTATCCTTGTATGTGTTGAAGCATATCTTAGAATACTCTGAATTTAAAGTCGGAAATATTTCATATCCTGTTCGTGTTACTCCACTCAAATCTGTTAATTTTAGAGAGTTTAATCTTTCATTTTTATAATTTAATAATGCAAAAAATTGATTTGAAAAAAAAGTACTTCGACCCTCTTGAACTTGCACTTCATGCGTTTTCTGCGCAAACTCCATTTGTTCTAAAGTAGAACTCCTAGTTTGTTGCATCTGATTATGAGCCAATTCTTTTGCATTTGTTATCTGTTGGTCAGTCAAAATTCTAGCTTGATTTAACTGAGCATCAAGAGCATCACGTGCCTGTTGTAATTGTTCATTTGTAGCATCTTTTGCTTGCTGCAATTGCTCCGCAGTGGCATCTTTTGCTTGTTGCAATTGATCAGTCACAGCATCACGTGCATCTTTATTTGCTTGACGCTGTAAAAATACAGAATAAAGGACTATCACTAGGGTAACTGAGGTAAATAAAGTATTAAGGCTGCCGTAAATATCACCTATTGGACCCAAATCCCCAATTTTTCCTAATTCATTACTCGGCACATGCCATATATTCAATGCCCACCAATTAAAAATGGTTGGGAAAAACAGCCAAATTAAAACTAACAGTCCCGCCAGAACAACCCATAAAATTTTCATTTTATTCTTCTAAAGTTAATTATTTAAACTGATTCGCATAAGTCTCAACAAGTGAAACCAATCCCCCACGCATTTCTTCACGCGTCTGTCTGTACAGCTCTAGCAGTTTCACTTCTTCATCAGAAAGCTCACCGCTTTTAACTGGTTGTTTGCCCCACAAAATAAACGGAATGTTAAAGCCGTGGTCTTCTAGCTTGTCTAAATAGTCCGTGTTCAATGGCTCGTTATGCTTCTCAAAACGCCCAACCGAGTTCTTTTTTACCCCAAGTATTTCTGCAAGCTCGTCCTGAGTATGTATCCCCAAACGCTTCCGTTCTGCTTTTAAACGACCACCACGAGTCAATAAATCATCATTTTTCATACTTTTCCCTAAAAAAGCACTTGTAAAACACCATATTTAGTACTAAATTTAGAAACACTAAGTATCTAAGTACGATTAATGGTGATTTTCGCATGACTTCAACAAACATTCAAACAAAACCAAAGCACACAGAACTAACCCAAGTACGTTGGACTAAAAAACAGCTCAAAGCCCTAAAGAAAATTGCATTCGAGAAAGACACAAAAATTGCCATCTATATCCGTGATTTTATGGTCAAGCACCATCCCGAACTGCAAGACACCCCAAGCGACACGCAATTGTAATCAAAGCAGTTTTTATGCACATCGCATTGCTACAAAAAAGCAAAAAAGTACACAAACTCATACAGTTAAGTCGTTAAATTTTAGTGGGTCTACATGTCAAACATTCACGTTCTCATCGACGAAAAAATAAATCAGCTCTTCAGCTTTAAGCGGGTTGGAGACTGGTATCGTCAGGGAATCTGCCCCAACTGTGGTAAGAAAGAACTCTACACGCACGCAGTCAATCCACGTGTGGTCAAATGTGCCCGTCTTAACAAATGTGGCTATGAAGAACACGTCAAAGAAATCTGTGAAGACCTATTCAAAGACTGGTCTAAAGACTTCCCGCGCACCAAAGAAAACCCACATGCCGCAGCAGACGCTTACCTGCTCCATGCTCGTGGTTTAGACCCAAACCTACTCAAAGGTTCATACACCCAAGAACTATTCAGAAACGACCTCAAATATCCAAACGAAGTCACCGCAACCGTCCGCTTTAAACTGGCAGATGGCATTTATTGGGAACGCTTTATCGACCGTCCAGAACGTTTTGGTCGTCAAAAAGCAAACTTCATTGGAAAATACGAAGGTCATGCATGGACTTTAGACAAGCTTGATGCCCTGTGTAATGCACCTTCTATCTGGATTACCGAAGGTATTTTTAATGCTATTGCACTGAGTTTTAGCAAACAGCCCAGCATTGCTACGCTTTCAACCTCTAACTATCCAAGCATCATTCTCAAACAAATTGCCGACCGTTGTATCGAACTCAAAAAAGACCGTCCGCGTCTACGTTGGGCATTCGACAACGACAAAGCAGGTAAAAAGGCCATCAAGAAGTTTCACCTTCGTGCCTTACAGGAAAAATGGGACTCTACCGCAGCCCTACCGTCTGGTCAGTTAGACTGGAACGACCTTTACCAACGCGACCAACTGCATTCCGAATACCGCGACCAGTACAAACACTATGGCGAACTGCTTATCGCCGAGTCTCCAGAGCAAGCAGGCTTGCTCATTTACAATTATAAGGATGCCCGCAGAAAAACCTTCTGGTTTAACCACAACTTTCGCTTGTACTGGTTCAACCTCGACATGGACAAATACACCAAAGAACTGGAACGCATAGAAGCAGATCCAGAGCGTGATTTATTACTCGATAACCAAAAGCGTGAACTGGCTTTACAGCAATGTGCTGCCGTTTCCGAAATTTGTAATCGTCAGCTCAACCCTCTGTATTTTCAGCGCAATGAAATTACCGATGAGTCCTGGTACTACTTCCAAATTTTGGACGCAGAAAAAGAAATGAAAGCCACCTTTACTGCGGACCAAATCTCGGCAAAAGGAAAGTTTGGTCCACGCCTATTGTCAGTTCAAGTTGGTGCATGGTGGACAGGTAACGACCATCAGCTTTTAACCTTCATGAAAAACCAAACCGAGCGTTTACGTGAAGTTAAAACCATCGACTTTATTGGCTACAGCAAAGAATTTCAGGCGTACATTTTCAACAAACATGCTGTCTACAAAGGACAAGTGATTGAGATTAACGACCATGACTTCTACAAAGTCGGTCGTATTGAATTAAAGACGTTGGCAAACAGTCCAAATGTTCAGCTCAATCCCAAATCCACCTTTAAACCAACTTGGTGGAAAGACTTCTATCGTGTCCGTGGCGCAAAAGGACTCATCGCTCTGGCGTGGTGGACTGGCTCATACTTTGCTGAACAAATTCGTGCCATGCACAGCTCTTTCCCTTTTATTGAAATTGTCGGGGAAGCTGGTGCAGGTAAATCACGCCTTATCGAATTTATGTGGAAGCTCTCAGGTCGCCAAGACTATGAAGGCTTCGATGCCAACAAATCCACCAATGTTGCGGTGTACCGTAATTTCGCCCAAATCTCGAACTTGCCTGTCGTACTGATTGAGGGTGACCGCAATGACCAAAATGGCAATACCATCGGTAAACCCAAGTTTTCATGGGATGAACTGAAAGATGCCTACAACGGTCGTGCCATTCGCTCAAAAGGATTAAAAACCGCAGGGAACGAAACCTATGAGCCACCCTTTCGTGGTGCCATCATGATTAGCCAAAACACCGCTATTCAGGCATCCGAAGCGATTTTGACCCGTACCTTACACCTCTACTTCGACCGTAAAGGACAGTCACTCGAAACCAAACGCATTGTTGATGAACTCGACCGCATGAACATTGAAGATGCCTGCACTTACATGACCCATTGCCTACGTCATGAAACAGCTTTTCTTACAACCTATGCGGAAAAGCTCGATCAAATAGAAAAAGAGTTCCATAACAACGGCATTACCCATACCCGTATTGCGCTATGCCATGCCCAAGTTTCAGCACTGATAGATGCCTTGGCAAAGCACGTTTTGCACGATGTTTTAGACCTTGAAGATGTCTGTGCAGCCAAAGACATGCTGTTCGACATGGCACACGAACGCGTCAAACAGCTCAATGGAGATCACCCGTTGGTTGAACAATTCTGGGACGTTTACGAATACCTCAATTCAAGCCGTTCTAGCGACTTCTCGATTAACCATTTTGACCATGATGCACACCAAATCGCTATCAACCTAAATGAAGTCTACAAAGTTGCAGCCAAGAACTATCAGCAGCTCCCAGACATTAAAGAAATGAAGAATCTTTTAACCTCCAGCAGACGCTATAAGTTTATCGACAAAAGCCGAGTGGTCAAAAGCCACCGCTACCCTGCGGACGAAGTAAAAAACGCACTGGAAGACCGAACCCTACGCGAACACACCGTTCGCTGTTGGATATTCCAAAATCCTGCCATTTCAGGAACACCCAACTCATGAAAATACAAAACAACAGTAAATATAGAAACTTAACTCATGCAAAATTCAAAACAGTGGCACATAAGGGAGGCATAAATGGCTGAGTACGTGATTACGGTTGAAGCAGACCGAGCACCTGAAATTTTACTGGGTCAAAAACTCTTTGGTGGCAAAGTCACAGCCCTAAATTTAGGTAAACGTAAACTCGTATCTGCCTCCGAACTTGCCGAAAAATATGGCTTATCCAACACCACAGTCCGAACAAAACTGGCAACCATTAACCAGGGAACCTGTGGCAAACATTTGTATGACCCAGAACTGGCAGATGCCATGCTGTCCAAAACCTCACGTACTCATAGACGCAGAAAGGAATAAGTGAAGCCAATTAAATCACCCGCCTTGTGCGGGTTTAATTATGCCGGTTAAACGCTTCCACCAAATCATCCGCATTGGGGTTGTAATAAGTATTCACCAACACATCAATTTTCTTATGCCCAGTAATTTTGGCCAACACCTCTACAGGCAATTTACGAATCCGAACCATACGCGTAATGGCTTCATGTCGGGTATCGTGAAAATGTAGACCACTTAAACCCACCGCATCCTTTCGTCTTTCCCACATTAACCGAAAAGCATTTTCAGACTGTGGAATCACCTTTTTACCATCGTGCTTAATTAAATCCAGCAAAGCCCGTGCTTCTTCAGTCAAAGGTACATTACGAGGTTCGCCATTCTTGGTTTTTGGCAGGTGAATATGATGCTCATGCACATCTTTTTTCTGTAGCGTAATTAACTCACCCCGACGTACAGCCGTTTCCAAAGCAAACAAAAAGCCCCATGCAACATAATGCTGTGGCAAAACTGGAGTTTCCCCTACTTCATAATCCAACGCTTTCAGCATTAACTCAATTTCAGACTTATGAATACGACGCGATCGCGCTTTTGGCTTCTTCGGCTTGGTAATTAACATCCATGGGTTTTCATCGATTAGAAACAGCTCTTTTTGTGCATAAGTAAAAATAGCACTATAAAAAGAGATCTCTTTTAATAACGTATTTGCCCCAACCTCTCCAGATCGGCGGTTGCGCCAGTTGGTCAGTTGCTTTGGAGTAATATCATGCACAGACGTACCGGACAGAAAACCAAACTTTTCATCAAATATACTGACCTGACCTTTAATCCATATGCGAGAACTTTTAGATTCTTTATATTGGCCAACATGCTCGTAGTAGTGATCGACCAACTCTCTAAAGGAAAATTTAGGCTTAATGCCTTGCTCTTCTTCTCTGACAGCAATTTTAGACTCTAATATTTTTTTCGCAGCCCACTGTTCACATTCTCGACTGGTGTCACGGGTGCAAGATACACGTTTTCCATCAATTTGAAGCTGAATACGGTAAACATCGCCTCTTTTAACGGGCTTTGGCATTTTCAT